TTTGAAATTACAGGTGTTCAGTTAGAAGTTGGAGACTCAGCAACCTCGTTCGAGCACCGCAGTCGTGCAGATGAACTTGCACGTTGCCAACGTTATTTCTATCGACTTTCTTATGACCAAACAGCAAATAGGAATATTCAAGCTGGATTCTTTTATAGTGCTACAAACATTATGTTAGGGTCGGTCAGTCATCCAGTTGAAATGAGAGCAGCTCCAACTTTAGAAGGAAATATTAGTGGTACTAATTACTGGATTGTTTTTCACAACAGCGCTAATCAAATGTTTGATACTATTGCTCTTTCTCAAGCAGGTACTAGAAATGCCAATTTTTATTTTGCTGCTGGATCTGGATTTTCAACAGGAACAGGTTGTCATGTTGTAAATAAAAACAGTCCAGCCAGTTGTCATTTTAGTGCGGAGTTATAACCATGACAATTACTTACAAATTACATAAAGGTATTGAAAATACAGATGTTGCTGTTTTTAAAAAAATAGACGGACAAATTGTTGCCTGTATTCCTATCATAGGAGCAGAGGGTAATATCGATTATGAAGAATACTTGGAGTGGGCAAAGACCAACACTGCAGAACCTGCTGATTAACTTGACAAGTATCAAAAAATACTTTATAATAGAAAAGTCTTTAGCATCCTTGTAGATTTGGGACTAGAGATACTTCCCTGTGGTGGGGGAAGTGTGTTGGTGGTAACACAAAGGGAGGTTTTCCTCCCTTTTTTATTTTTATAAATCATTATTTAAGGCTAACAACAAATATGAATTTCACAGTGTTTTCTAAGGATGGGTGTTCATATTGTGAGAAGGTAAAAAAAATATTAGAGTTGACAAGTAGTAAGTTTGTGGTGTATACTTTAGGTGAACACTTTGATGAAAAAGCATTTATTGAAGAA